TGTGAGTGGTTTGGCCACTGGTGCACGTCTCCAAATGCTTATCGCTGATCGTGCTATCACGGGCGGCAATCATTTTGCAGCCATGGCCGAGATGTACAACGAGGGATCGTCCTCGGATCTGTCGGGCGTCACTAATTCGGCCATCTTCCAAATCGCCCAAACCGGTGACCCTACCGGAGCTGCTGCTAACAATATGAACGCTATCGATTTTGCTGATGCTGACAGCGACGGCACTGGTAATATGATCTACACAAATGGCGGCAATGAGGCAACAGCGCCGGCTGGTTCGATCCGGATCAGTATCAATGGCGTGACTTATTACATGATGTTCTTTGCTGGCGAATCTGGAACGTAAGACTACGAATCCATAACCAATGAAAGGGCAAGCATATGCCTGCGAGGGAACAAGTAACAAAGCAGGATGTTGTCATGCTGCTTGCGGACAACGAAGTGGCCGCAGATCAATGGTCGAAGACGATCAATCTGAAGGGCTATAACACTTGTACACTCATAGTCACTAACTCGACGCTCACAGGCGCTGATGGGAGCAATTATCAGACTGCGACGGTCTATGAGGCTGATACGGTGGCTGGTGATGCTGCGACTGCGATTGCTAGTTTTAGCGCCGTCGCGAGCGGCGATCTAGTCAACTCGTTCTCAGACATCAATGACGACACCACGACCGTATCGGAACAAGTTGCTTACATCGGAAAAGAAGAGACCGTTGCGGTCAAACTTGAAGAAACATCGACGGGCGTCACGGCCGGCGCATGGACTGTCGTTGCACAACTCGGTCGCATGCGGGATAGCGAGCAGACGGTTACCACGGCCGGTGCGGTCCCAACGTGATGGATCGCAATAGCACAGCGCGTGTACGAATGGTGCGCGATCACAAGCATTATAGACGAGGGCAGACGTACACTCTGCCCTCGGCTAAAGCTGCAAAATTGGTCGCAAGAGGTATTGCTGTTTCAGCCTTTGTGGGGCCATCGGAGTTCAAGTAATGGCATTTTTAACGCGGATAGTCGAACCAACGTCCGAACCGGTTACGACCGGAGAGGCACAGTATTATCTCAATGCCGATGATGCGAGCGATGTTGGGCGGTCGGCCTCAGAGAAACTCGTTGTTGACCGGTTGATAGAACAGGCTCGGGAAGCAGTTGAATCGTTTACTGGGCGTGCACTCTTCACACAGACTTGGAAGGTTGGTATCGATGGAGTGCCCAGCGGGGTTGATGATCTAGATCGCAAGGCGGCAATCGGGTGGCCATTGAGTTTGAATCTACCTGTACGCCTTGGCGGTGGTAGTATACAGTGGTTCATGCCGCGCCCGCCGCTGGCATCCGTTACAACTATTACTTCGTACGACAACTCAGCCGATGAGAATGCCACGGTGTTCGCAGACACCAACTATCGCGTAGAGATACCGAAGCAGACACAAGGATATGTTGTTCTGCTCCCTGGCAAGACATGGCCGACGTCGCTTCGCCCCGTTGATTCTCTAATTGTTGAGTTCATAGCTGGAACCACGGTAGCCAACATACCATCGGCACTCGTGTCGGCTATACTCAAGATTGTCAAGGAGGGTTACGATCACCGGTCGAATACAGTCCAAGGCGCGAGTATAAGTGAGTTCCCTATGGATGCAAAAATATTGATGCAGCCTTACAAGGTAATCAAGATATGAGCGTGAAATTCACACTCAATTTGGAAGGTGGCGAGCGTGTTAGACGCGCATTTCGACGCGTTGATGTGCTTGCGACAAGAGAAGTGATCGATGCTGTGGCGGAGACAGCTATAGATATCACGCGCATGACTAAGGGTAATGCGCCAGTACGAACCGGACGCCTGCGGTCGAGCTACCGCGAGATATTTACTCGCGATAGATTGTCTGCTGAAATCGGCACGGATGTTGAGTATGCGCCGTTTGTCGAGTTCGGCACAATAAGCCCACCGCGCGCCCCGCAGCCGCACCTATTCCCGGCATGGGAGTTCTGGCGGCCGCATTACAACGCTCGTATGCGACAAGCGTTTCAGAAGGTGGCTCGGCGTGTCCGGTAGTTCTGCGTTTGCAACTGCACACGAGATTGTCATCAAGGCGCTACGTGGAAATGTGACGCTTAATGGTGCCATTGTGCAGGTGAAAGATAATCGGAAACAGAACTTACAAGCGCCGTATATCATCGTTCGCGGGGTTACGGAGATTGAAGACAACTCGCATGATCGTTTCGGTTCGGATGTCACAATGGGCGTGACGATGGTGACGAAGGGCAGGGCAAGCGCTGGCAATACGAGCGGTCCGGGTATCGATACAGGATATCAGTACATGGACATGAACAACGGTGTGAGCCAAATCCGCCAATTGCTCGACGTGCACCATTGGCCCGATTTCTACGCGCTCGTTGGCGACGGTGGCGATCATGTGAGGGTGCCGGCGTTCGATCCGACGGGCAATAGCGGAGCGGCATTTTCGCTTGGACTTTGGGTAAATGAAGTCGTCTTCAGTGGTGGTACATTGATCAGTCAATGGGATAAGGGTGATTTAAACGCACAATCGTGGCTATTGAGTAGCCGTGTCGATGGCACAGGCGAGCTTGAATTGGGCGGTTCCGGTGGTCGGTTTAAGTTGTACCTAACATCGGAAGTTTTCCTTGACGGAACTTGGCATCATTTTGCTTTCACATGGGGTGATTCGACTCTAAAGATATACATCGATGGAGCCGAAGATACCAGCGTTACAAAAAGCGTAGATGATGCGGGTACTTTAGATGAACCGGGTAGTGACATAATTTTGCTTGCTCGGAATAAGGTTGCTACAGTAGATAAAGAATTCACTGGAGCGATTACCAGCATCCATCTATTTGACAGCACACTATCAGCCACAGATGTTGCATTGCTCCGGGTTGCGACCGCTGTTACGCCCGCAGCAATCGCACCACCGACGGCATCGTGGCTTGCAACGCCTGGCAGCGGCACAACCGTAACGGATGCTACCGGGAATGGCAATACGGGAACATTTGGCTCAGGCGGCGCGGCACCGTCGTGGGGCGGACCGTACTACAATATGTCAACTATAGACACGCTCGGCCCTAGCGCAGATGTAACGCTCTTGGGCACGAGCAGGTCAACAGAACTCATCTCGCACACTCCGATTGAGGAACCCGACGGGGAAACGCTCACCGGGAATCTATTATATCGTGTGCGGATTGATAATCTATAAGGAGTAGTCCGATGGGACTTCTAGCAACAGGTGTAAAGCTGCAAAAGACGACGGGCTTGGTGACCGTGGGCGCCGTCAGAGCAATTTCGTGGTCTGGCATCAGCCGTGAGGCTGTAGAGACTACAGCGCATGATGCAACGAGCAATTGGAAGACGTGGATCAAGGGCATGAAAGACGGCGGCGAAGTTACACTCGGCCTGAATTATATCCTTGATAACGTGACGCATGGGGATACGAGTGGTTTTCTAGACGATCTGACAGACGATACCATAGCATCGACTGGTTATACAATATCATTCTACAAAGCCGATCTAACGCTGGGCACTCATACGTTTTCCGCCATTGTCACCAACGTCGATTTTACTGGCAATGTGGGAGAAGTGCAGCAGGCTGACGTGACATTTAAGATCGTTGGTGTTCCTGTATTTGACGTATCATAGAAAGGATCTCACGATGGCTACAATAAAGTACACATGGCGTCTCTCATTCGGACCGTATCCGCTCGACATGCCGGATGATGAGGTGCGAAAGCACGGACTTAAGGGCCTTAACAACGTAAGTACGGGGCCATCTGATGATATGGTTGCTGATACGAGTGACATTCGTATCGCGGAAGGCTCGAATGGGCGCTTCGCTCTCGTGCCTTGTACATATGAGCTAGGTCGATGGGCCGAAAAATATACGGGACAACCAGCTGCGCTTAAGACCACTGGCGAGTGGTCGGAAATATGGGTGGATGCACCCGAAAAAACGAAATAGAGAACATGTCAAGGCCGATGGGCCTCCACTTCAAACGACGAGGGTCGTATCAATGACAAAGACAGTAGAAACCCCGAGACCGTCAATCCATGGCGTAGATGAGACAGAAGCGACTGGTGCGGAGACATTC